ACTTTTTATCCATCCAACCAAAGACAACATCTTGAGCCATGTCCGGCTTTCCGTCGCTATAGCTCCTGTTGCATGAAATGTGCATGTTCCATAGGTTGTCGCCCAGTATGTCAATGGTTGAAGTTGCCGAGGTCTTTGGCGTGACGCTGGAGACGGTAACGCGGTAACGGGTGTTCTTTACAGCCGCGAACTCCATCCAACTATCGGTTGTCTCCACTCGTGAATCAATAACCCACGATCCTACCTGATATTTCTCTACCATCACGTCGAACGAAATAGCCGCCCCCTGCCACGACACGAGACAGTATGGCGTTCCGTTGCGGTCGGTCTCCCCGGTGGTCAGGCCATAAACACCGCTAAGGCTTGATGTGGTTTCGGCAGGAGTTGCCGTGGTGTCCTCGGCGTAGGCGGCGGCGTCGTACTCACTGGCGGTGATCTTGTGTGATCGGTCTTGGCTCCTGCTGATGGCCAGCACGCGGTATTTCTTTACGCTCTGGCCGTTGACGCCGAAGGCATAGACGGCGTCAACCGTTCCAGATCCTAGAGCAGACAAGGCGTGCGCCTGGTTGGTAGTTACTGGTATTCCCAGTGCATTGGCGGGATTCTCTAGTGCGACGCTTTGCAATGTGTCGGTGAGCTGGTCGCGAACCTGCAACTCGTATGACGGCACTGGCTCAAATGTAACCTGCCTGTCGAGCGTGACGATCTGTGTTCCGCTATTGTAGGCCTTCACGCGTCCGGAGTAACCCCACTGCGGCACGTCATGCGAGAAGTTGATAACGTCCCCGGGAATGCACGCAATGGCGTCTGCACCGGCCTCGAACTCAATGACGCGCCGGTTGTAGGCGTTCTGTAGAAGCATGAAGCGGCCGTGGCGTATGGCCTGGTCGCGGTCAGTGCATCCATAAAGCACGACTGGCGCGGCGTTGCGCTCGGTGTCGGTGGATGAATCGAACCCAGTTGAGCGCACTTCAACGGTGCTGCGCTGGTACTCGCGGTCACGGTCGAAATAGGTGATCTCCACGACATTGGCGCGCTGGCTCATGTCAAGGTAACTGATCTTGAAGCTGCCGGCCACGATGTTGCCCATGGTGAACATCTGCACCGGAAGCCCAGGGCGGTCGATGATGACGCCGTACTTGCCGCCCTTCTGCACGACATTGGCGCGGCCGGCCTGTGCCAGGTCGCCAAGCGCCGACACCAGCCCCGTGGCGGTGTCGAATGCAATGTTGCAGTCAAGGTAGTTCTTGTGCGCCGCAAACTTTGCGCCGCCGCTGACAGTCTCGCCGTCGGTGGTGGTCGCCCACGTCGGCTCCGTGCCGCCGGTTGTTCCTGCCTGCGTGCAGGTGTGATACCAGCCGTTGCCGGTGGTTCCGGTGCTGCGGACGATCTGGCCAAGCGTGTAGGCGTGAGACGCCTGCCATGCGTCATACTCGGTCATGTTATCGCAGTAGGCCGCCCAGGTGGTGAAGTCGGAAATAAGCACGTCGTCAGGCGACACCCCAGCACCGTAACGGCTGTTGGTCAGCATGTCGTAGCACGCCCATGCGGGATTGTTCGACGGCTTATCTTCCCACACTTCAGGAGACACACCTTCGGCACTGGTGCGCACCGGAACGGTGTCACGGCTGACAAGGCACTGGACGCGAGGCAACCCGCCGTTGAACTGGTCGGTGGCCATGGCGCGCAGGCCAAGCACGGCGGTGTTGGGGTAGGTGAAAGAGTCTGTTACTCCTGTCTGAAGTGCGCTCCAGTAGCAGACGTTTGATGCTTTCATTGACGTTGACGGCTGGCTGGTTAATTTTACCCTTACCTGGTATTTTCCTGCAACTTGTCCTACCTGCTCTACATACTTGGTGTATGGTGAGTTGCTTGACGCTGATATGCTGCCACTCCAAAAAGCTACCCATGACCCCCATGTGCCAGGGGATATTTCGCGGCGAAACTCCATGGTTACGGATACTGTTTCAGTAATGACATTTCCACCATCGTCCATCTTGTAAAGACCGCCAGGGAACGACAGGAAAACCCCGATTATTGTTGCGGCGTTTCCATCCGTCTCTCCTGTCTGGAAATTGGTGGTTAGGCGTACCGGATTGAATCCCATTACGTTGCCATATGTGACATTGAAGTCTGATAGTGCTGGCTGGTCGTTTGTTCCCTCGTTGTAATTCAGTGAAATTGTGGTGGCGGTTGTTCCGGAAACCTCCTCCATCATTTCGATTTCACCAATCTCGCAATAATAATTGTAGAACCTAACCTGGTACATTCTGTATTTTGCTGCCGTTACCAGGATGTAGTCAACGAATCCACTGGAATAACTTGGCGGAGTGGTAACGGCATGAAGTGAATCCCAGTTTGTTCCGTCATTGCTTCCGTGCAAAGTCCACCCGTTCTGTCCTGAGTCCTGCCAGTACCTAGGCTTTCCGTCTTGCCAGTATTCATATACTCGCCTTCCTCCGGTTGCATTATACATGCGGTATTTTGCCACCGACTTTTCTTGTCCAACAGGCCAGGTATATGTCCACTTTGGGAAATTTGTTGTGGATGACGATCCAATCCAATAACTACCCATGCTTCCATCGATTGAACTAGCTGGAAGATATTGTGTTTTATATACACCCGTCCATGTTGCAACAAGTGTCCCGTTCTTAATGACGTTTTGCGTTCCTGGTTGCGGCGCATACTGACGGGTGTACTCGCTGTAGTGCTTTCCATTAAGGTAGACGGCCGCCATGTTGTTATATTGTGGGTCTTGCCCAATAGCCAAACGCCCCTCTCCTACAGCCATGAGGATGTTTAGGTATTGGTCTCCATTGGCATCGGCTTTGACGCTAGATGCTATTACCGCAGGGGTAAGCAGCATGGTGCCATAGACAACAGCCATTGATATTCCTTCTTTGTTGATGTTTCTTGGCAAGTCCCATCCGTAAGTTTGACTGTTCGCTCCAAGGTCTCCTCCGATTGCCAGCTTGTCGGACTTTGCTCCAGGCATAATGGCTTGTATAAGCATTGCGCCGCCAATGCCAACCGCAACACCAGCCAGTAACCCAGCAATGCCAGTTCCGAACGTTGCACCCGCACCAGCGTATGAACCAAGACCCCACGCCCATCCTTGTCCTGCGGCCATGGCTCCAACACCAAACGTCACCACTGCGGCAACTACCACAATGGCAATCATGGCTATAATGGCAAGCGTATTCTTTCCCCCACCACCACCCCCACCATTCATTGGCGTCACCGAAAACACCACGCTATCACCTGGCTTCACTTCAATGTTTTTCATGTCTTCCTCTTCGATGGTTTTTCCGTTCACCCCGGCGCGGAGCTTGGCCGCCCCGTCGTGGTCGCGGATGATCTGAGCAAGGCCAGATTGCTCCGCACAGTCAGCAAGCGTCATTCCTTTGTGCCACAAGACGGCGCGAGTCTCCCGACTGGCGTGCGGTTGCCAAGGGTTGTTGATGGTGGCCAGGCTGACAGTTTCGTTATTCACTTGGCTGGTGCTCCAATCCATTTGTAATAGCCGCGAATCTTGCGCTCCCAAAGAGGGCTTGCAATGCGTTCCATGACTGCCCCGGTTGCCTGCCGTGCGTGAATGAAAAAACCGTTTCCAATGTAGATCCCGCAGTGGTTCACCAGCTCCGGATGGTCTGGATGGTTAGCAATGGCGACAACACACGGATCTTGGGGTGAGTCCAGCGGCTTCCAGTTGGCAGGATTCATCTTTGCGGCAATGAAGGCACGGGAAACGCGTATAGTGGCATCATGCGCTATGTCGTAGGTCATTGGGATGTCCACTTCGTAGCATTCGAGGTAAATGGCCTTGACCAGCTCCCAGCAGTCACGGCCACCAGCCCCACACCCCTTGAACGGGGTGCCGATGAAGTTTTCCACTGGCACGCGATTACTTGACATAGACGCCCCCGAACCCGACACCGGGGAAGCCACCGAAGCGTGCGGAGTTGGAAAGCGCACGGCACGCTGCCAGTCCCTTGTTGCATTCGGTTGCTGCCCCTGAGTATCCGCACTCGGTGCCCTTGAACCGCCAGCGGCAAAAGTCCTTGAGGATGCGGTTGCGCGGGAAGCGCACGGAGAACGGCGACGGCATGCCAAGCGTGAAGTATGCCCACTTGTCATCCGCGCTTGACTGCATGCACTGCATGGTAACGCGGTACTCCGGCGTGGTCAGGTCAAGGTGCTTGGTGTGAATGACGTTGATTTCCACCGTTGACCCCTCGCCGCCGCCGGCAATCTCCATGTAATACATGATTGCGCGTGAGGCGTTGCCAACCTTCAGAACGATGCGCGGAACTTCGTTTTTGCTCTTGTCGCTGATGTCGTCAAGGTCGAACGGAAAGGCAATCCAGTTGTAGGCAACGCGGCTTGATGCGGTCAATGTCTCGGCCACATAGGTGGCGGTAATGACAATTTCATTTGCGGTGGTGGATGCGTCAACCGTGTACTTGCCGTCATAGTTGTCGGTTCCGGTTATGGAGATGGTATCACCGGAAACATAGCCGTGGCTGTTGCGCGGTATTCCCACCAGCCCGCCGCCCTTGTTGGCCACTGCCGCCACGCTTGTCGCTACCACCGGCCAGCCTACGTCTTCGGTGTTACGGCACAGGCGCAGGGTGGTAACGCCGTCGGGAAGGATGATCTTGGCAAGCACCGCCCAAACCCCATCACTTGATAGGCTGTTCTTCTCCATGATTGCGGCGCTTGACAGGGTGAGCATTGGCTACACTTCCTCTAGTGTTATTTCGACCTTGCGAAGGCTGTGCATGGCAATGCTTGACTTCAGCGAGTCCTGCCCAAATCGAACGACATAGGCAACGGAAGTGTCGGGGTGAGTCCATGCGATTGAAAGCCCCTGGTTGGCGATGAAGAACGCCCGCAGTGTGGAGTAGTCTGTTGCCGACATTGCCGCCCACGACAGTGAGAATGTGGCCTTCGGCGATGTCCACTTTGGCCGCTGTTGCACCGCACCGTTCTCGAACTCGGTCTTTACCTGCGGAAAGCGCAAGTCTTCAACGAGTGGGTAGTTTGGTCTCTGAATTGCTGGCCAGGCGTTGCTCATGGTGTATCTCTCTTTGGTTGACAATACTATACAACGCCAATTGCCCTACTTCAACGCCTGCTTGACGGCGCTT